GCATACGAAGAAGGAAATACGGATAAGGTTGTCGAAGCCCAAGAGGCTATGATCAAGGCTCAGTCTGAGTTTCAGTCTGCGGATTACCAGATGAACCAGATGAACGCTGAAAGGCAAAGACTTGCCCAACAACCACAGCGTTTTCCAGAGCCGCAACCGCCAGTGCAACAACCGCAACCACAGGTCCAAGCGCCACCACAGCCAACAGAAAAAGCGGCTAAGTGGGCGCAAGACAACCCGTGGTTTGGTCAGGAGAAGGACATGACTGCTCTGGCTTATGGTGTCCATGAGCGGCTTGTCAGGGACGAGGGGTACGACCCCAACTCCGACGAATACTTTGAGACTATAGATCGCACGATGCGCTCTAAGTTTCCAGAATACTTTGGCGACGAGGAAGTTTCTACGGAAGAACCCGTCACTAAAAGTCCCCCCGTGGTCACAGCGCCTTCCTCACGGAATAACGGCGCAAAGCCACGCAAGGTGAAGCTGACTCGCACTCAGCTAAGTCTAGCCAAGAGGCTAGGGCTAACACCAGAACAATATGCCAACCAGCTTGTTAAGGAGGCTCAGTAATGGCAGAACAGCGCACTAACAGGGACGCAGAGTCCAGAGAAGTTGAAACAAGACCTAGCGATTCGTGGCTTCCGGCCTCCGTATTGCCTACCCCTGCTCCGCAAGACGGATGGGTGTTTAGGTACATACGCACCAGTACATTGGGCCACGCGGATAACACGAATGTCTCCCAAGCGTTTCGGGAGGGTTGGGTTCCTGTAAAAGCAGAAGATCATCCAGAGCTAGAGGTAATGTCCGACATCGACTCCCGATTCAAAGGGAACATCGAAATCGGAGGACTTCTCCTGTGCAAACAGCCAGAGGCTAACGCAGAGGCGAGGGAAGCTCATTATCAGCAGGTTGCCGATAGCCAGATGGAGTCTGTGGACAACAACTTCTTAAAGCAAAACGATCCCCGAATGCCCGTTCTCAATCCTGAGCGGTCAACTCGGACTACCTTTGGTCGAAGTTGACTCCGGTTTACCGGAGAGCTTTGGCCTTAACTCTAAGTTTGGAGACTTAAAATGGCTACAGCGGCTACTCCGATGGGTGCAGAACCCGTAGGCACTCTTAGTGCTTCTGGTTCTTTCACCGGAAAAGTGCGCCATATCAAGATTGCCAGTGGTTATGCCACAGACATCTTTTATGGCGATTTCGTCAAGCTGGTTGCTACTGGTACTCTGGAAAAGGCGGCAGTTACTACTGCTGTCGTGGCAGGAACTGTCGGCATCTTTGTCGGCGTTTCTTACACTGATCCGGGTACTGGTCAGCTAACCTTCAACCAGTATTTCCCTGCTTCAACAGCGGCAAGTGACATCATGGCTTATGTCGTGGATGATCCCAAGCTGTTGTTCCAGATGCAGGCAGATGAGGCAATTGCCCAGACAGGTCTGGGTAACAACGTCTCGGCTGTTAGCACTGCTGGTTCAACCGCTATCGGAAGGAGCAAGAATGCTCTCGACGGTGGCTCTATCGCAACCACCAACTCGCTTCCGCTTCGTATTGTGGACTTCGTGGATGGGCCTAAGAGTACGGTAGGTGATGCTTTCACCGACTGTATTGTGACGTACCTCCCACTTAGCCATGCCTACGAAACCAAGCTCGGCGTTTAAGGAGAACTAGGTAATGGCTATTTCACGCGCACAAATGTTGAAAGAATTACTGCCCGGTTTGAACGCCTTATTTGGGTTGGAATACGAGCGGTACGACGACGAACACACGATGATTTACGAGACTGAATCATCTGAGCGTTCGTTTGAGGAAGAGGTAAAGCTGTCCGGCTTTGGTGCCGCACCAGTTAAAGCTGAAGGCGCGGCCATCAGCTATGACTCGGCGCAAGAGTCGTTCACTGCTAGGTATAATCACGAAACGATTGCTCTCGGCTTCTCTATCACAGAAGAAGCAATGGAGGACAATCTATATGACTCATTGTCTGCAAGATACACAAAAGCTCTTGCAAGGGCAATGGCGCATACCAAGCAAGTGAAGTCAGCGAATCCGTTGAATAACGGTTTCAACACCTTCCAATCTGGTGACGGCGTTACGCTGTTCAGCACAGCTCACCCCTTGGTAAACGGTGGAACTAATTCCAACCGTCCTACCACTGCGGCTGATCTGAATGAAACCTCACTGGAAGATGCTGTGATTAACATTGCGGCATTTACCGATGAGCGTGGATTGCTGATCGCGGCACGGCCTCGTCGTTTGATTGTTCCCCCCGCACTTCAGTTTGTGGCAACTCGCTTGCTTGAGACTGAGGGTCGAGTCGGAACGTCTGACAACGACATCAACGCCCTTCGCAACAACGGGTCAATCCCAGAAGGCTACTCTGTCAATCACTTCCTGACTGACGTTAATGCCTTCTTCTTGATTACCGATGTACCGAACGGCATGAAGCACTTCGACAGAACAGCGTTGGAGACTTCAATGGATGGCGACTTTGATACGGGCAACGTCCGTTACAAAGCCCGCGAAAGATACAGCTTTGGCGTATCTGATCCACTCGGAATTTACGGCTCGCCCGGAACTTCCTAACATGTCGGGGGGCTTTGCCCCCCTTTTTCCCTGACTAACTGTTTCACATGGAACATTAGACTCTAGCCACGACAGGAGAATCAAATGGCTAATTCCACATTCAGCGGTCCCGTCCGTTCTGAAAACGGGTTTAAAGATATCACCAAAAACTCTACCACTGGCGCTATTACCGGCACCATGACGCTGTCCAATTACGAGACTACGATTACCGTAGCCAACGGGGCAACGACAGGTAAAGAAGCCGCCATTGGCATCCCTTCAAACTTTATCCCTATGGGCGTGTTGGTCGCTGTTACCACTGCCGCCTCAAACTCCGTCAACCTTAACGATATTGGCACGGACGCAGACACTGACGGCTTTGTCGATGGTATTTCTGCCGCTGTCAACTCTACAGGCTTCAAGGGATTTTTCCCCTGTAATGGCGTTCTTGGGATGTCCGGTGGCACAACGACTGCGTCTACAGAAACAGCAGACGAAGTAGAGCTTGTGCTTTCTGGCGATCCGGGTGGTGACACGGTTATTGTCCTCAAGTTTTTTGGCATCTCTACCACTTCAGACGCATCATAAACTGACGGGGGCATAGCCCCCTTATCTGGAGGACAAGATGGCTGATGTAGTCACAACCAAGATTATTGAGGATGGCCCTCGCACAGCAGTTATGCACTTCACCAATGTCAGCGATGGCTCCGGTGAGTCGGCTGTAGCCAAGGTGGATGTTTCGGCGTTAAGTGCAGACCCTGCAAGCAAGGGTGCCTGTACCAGCGTCAATATAGAATGCATCTGGTACACGACCAAGGGCATGGGTGTGCAGATTTTTTGCGATGCAACCACCAATGTTCTGGCGTGGGAGCTAATCGCTGACTATGGCGACACGCTCGACTTTTCTGAGTTTGTGGGTCTGCCCAACACTGCCGCCGCTTCTGGCAAGACGGGCGATCTTCTTTTCACCACCACAAACGCGAGTAGTGGCGACACTTACTCTGTCGTTTTGAAACTGAAGAAGAACTACGGCTGATGAGAGAGTATTACAAGAAAGGCGGAAAAACCAAAAAGAAGAAGTCCAAGTCTCGCGTCAATGAGGCGGGAAACTACACCAAGCCCGGACTGCGTAAGCGGATATTCAATCGAATAAAGGCTGGCGGCAAGGGCGGTAAGCCGGGGCAGTGGTCTGCTAGAAAAGCGCAAATGACTGCCGCCGCATACAAGAAAGCTGGGGGAGGATACAGAGACTGATGGCCCTCAAGAAGTCGCAAAAGTCCCTCAAGAACTGGACTAAGCAGAAGTGGCGCACCAAGTCTGGCAAGCCCAGCACCCAAGGCAAAAAAGCCACGGGTGAGCGTTACCTCCCTGAGAAAGCCATCAAGTCTCTTTCCGACAAAGAGTATGCCGCGACCACGCGGAAAAAACGCGCAGATACCAAGAAGGGCAAGCAACATTCAAAGCAACCCAAAAAGGTTGCTAAGAAGACTGCGAGGCATCGAAAGTAATGCGCCTGTATTACAAGAAGGGTGGCAAGGTCAACAAGAAGTCCATGTCGTGCAACAAGCCAAAGCGAACGCCTAGCCATCCCAAGAAAAAGTTTATGGTCAAGGCTTGCGAGGATGGCAAAGAAAAAATCATTCGTTATGGCGACAAGAACATGAAGATCAAGAAGAGCCAGCCGGGACGGCGCAAGTCGTTCCGTGCCAGACACAAGTGCGACTCCAAGCCGCCAAGCAAGATGTCTGCTCGTTATTGGTCTTGTAAGAACTGGTGATGATATGCCTATAAGCAGAGCGCAGATGGGCAAGCAGGTCAAGAACGCGCCCAAGTCGAAAAAGATCAAGAAGGCTAAGTGCAGGAACGGCTTGGCTCGTAGAGGCAGGACGAGAGGAAGGAAGGTCTGATGGCGACTAGCGGGACGACAGCTTTTACTCTTGACTTGTCAGATATATTTGAGGAGGCGTTTGAGCGAGCAGGCTCTGAGCTACGAAGCGGCTATGACTACCGGACGGCACGGCGCAGTCTGGATTTGTTAATGCTGGAGTGGCAGAACCGTGGTCTTAACTTGTGGACAGTAAGAGATGCCACGCAGACTCTAACCGCAGGCACCTCGTCATATACGCTGACCGCTGAAAAGCAGGACATCATAGAGGGTCTGTTGCGAACTGACGCAGGCGACACCTCCAAGCAGTCTGACCTGACCATGCAGAGAATATCGGTGAGCCAGTATGCCCACCAGACCAACAAGCTGACACAGGGCAGACCGCTACAGTACTACGTTGAGCGCAAGCCGACAGGGCTGACGTTGCACTTCTGGCCCGTGCCAGACGCAACAACGACCTACACGTTTGCGTACTATTACCTAGACAGGATAGAGGACACCGGAAAGCCAGCTTCCAACAACATGGATGTGCCAGCACGATATCTACCGTGCATGGTGGCTGGTTTAGCCTATTACATAGCGAGCAAGAAACCTGAGTCGATACCACTGGCACCCGCGCTGAGAGAAGTGTACGAGGAGCAGTGGAATTTGGCGGCAGATGCTTCCAGAGAAAAGGCATCGCTTTACATGGCCCCCGGTGGATATAACAACTTATGAGCAGTTACGCGAAAGGATCGAAAGCCTTTGGTTTTTGTGACCGGACAGGGTTCCGATACCCGTTGCGTGATCTGGTCAGGCAGATTGAGGATGGTCGTTGGAACGGACTGCTGGTCGGCAGGGACGTTGTAGATCAAGATCAGCCACAGTTAAAGCTGGGGGATGTCAATGCAAGCGACCCGCAGGCGCTACGCTTTCCGCGACCTGATAGCAGTATTGATGAAAGTCGTGCGCTTTCTGCGTTCGATCCTGTCGGGGGAGGCAACACGGCGCTTGGAAGCCGCACTGTCGGCCTTGATATGGCGGGTGTTGTTGGGCGCGTAACAGTGGAGACATCCTGATGGCGTTTACCCTTACGACTCTAAAGCAGGCTATACAGGACTATACAGAGTCAAACGAGACAACATTCGTTAACAATCTGACAACGATTATTACGCAGGCAGAGGACAAGATTCTCAAGGCTGTGCAATTGCCTGATTTTCGCAAGAATGTTTCTGGGTCTGTGGCGAGCGGTAATCAATACCTCATCATGCCCACAGATTTTTTGACACCTTATTCATTAGCCATCGACAACTCTGGCTTTGAGTATCTGATGTTCAAGGACGTAAACTTTATACGTCAAGCGTACCCGCTAACAACTACACAGGGAGCGCCCAAATATTACGGCATCTTCAGCCGCACCGCGTTTATTCTCGGCCCCACCCCCAATTCTGCTTACGATGCAGAACTGCACTACTTCCACAAACCCACCTCAATCACTGCATCTGGAGACGGCACAAGTTGGCTCGGCACCAACGCAGAGTCTACGCTTTTGTATGGCTGTCTTGTCGAGGCGTACACTTTTTTGAAGGGCGACCCCGATTTGATGCAGATGTATACCCAAAGGTATATGGAGGCGCTGACCAATCTGGAGCAGTTGGGCGAAGGCTACAGCACGACAGACAGCTATAGATCGGGCGAGGTAAGGGAAGCTAGAGCATGATTGGTGTTAGTGGTGGGTTTGAGATAGGTAGCGTTAACGTACACACAACACAGAACAGGGGGTTTACCCCAGACGAGATTGCTGAGAGATGCTTAGATAAGATCATCTCGGTAGCCGATACTGCGTTGCCAGAGGTACAGGCACAGGCGCAGGCATTCAAGGATCACATTAGAGCGGTTCTTGTTTTCTACATGAAAGAGGCCGCAAATAGCGACCGAACTACAGTGTATAACGCCCTTCTTGACGCAGGGCAAAAAGACTTAGCCGAACTTATCAGGAGAATGTGATATGGCTTTCAGCGGAAACTTCATGGCTTCATCGTTTAAGCAAGAGTTGCTTCAAGCAAAGCATGACTTTACGAATAGCTCTGGCGACACATACAAGCTGGCGATGTATACCAATAGCGCCTCTTTTGATGCGTCTACCACGGCGTACACAACCAGCAACGAGATCAGCGGTACAGGCTACTCAGCAGGCGGCGGGACACTGACTAATGTGACCCCAACTCTGTCTGGAACCACAGCCCTGACCGACTTTGCCGATCTTACGTTCTCTTCAAGCACCCTGACGTCGAGAGGAGCACTAATTTATAACACCACGGCAGGTAGCGGGAGCGGAACTACAAACGTGGTTCTTGTCTTGGATTTTGGCTCTGACAAGTCATCTAGTGCTGGCGACTTCACGATTGTGTTCCCAACGGCTGACGCATCTAACGCTATTATCAGGATTGCATAATCATGGCCTTGGTCATTGCTGATCGCGTAAAAGAAACTACCACGACAACGGGGACGGGTGCTATATCCTTAGCGGGAGCGGCTACCAACTTCCGCGCTTTTTCGTCTGTGATGTCGAATGCGGATACGACCTATTACGCAATTATTGATGATACTAACAATGCCTTTGAAATCGGCTTAGGCACCTATGCAAGTAGTGGCAACACGATAACCCGCACCACGGTTTTGACAAGTTCCAACAGCAATAATGCCGTGGACTTTGGGTCAGGGTCCAAGGATGTATTTCTGACTTATCCTGCGGATAAGGCTGTAGCTAAAGATGCCTCGGGTGACATATC